GTTAAACACAAGGAGAATCGGAAACAGACCAGGCTTAAAGCCAAGGTCCGAGATCGTACCACTGAGAAACATGACTACCAACTACTTTCAACTTAACACGGTCTCTCAAAGGAACAGAATTACCAGTTCCAGATGAGAGCAAACCGCGGAGCCTTCTTACGAAGGATCTTTGGTGTGCGAGTCGAATTGCAGAAGGTAAATCATGATGGTTTTGGAGCGGAGAATTTTGTTCTTCGCTCTGTGCCGACTTCCAAAGTTGGGAAAGTAATAATCCAACCTGGTCAGACTTGTAGGTTTTACCTACTTCCATTACGTTCTTAACACGGTATCCTTCGACACCATGTTTTAAACGTACAGGGGAGGCTTCATCCCAATTTGAGATGAAACCCCCATCCCCCAGTGTAGAGGGAATTCTTAAGCGGCAAAGCTTAGGAACTCCATGCACTAAGGTATCAAACACAGCTCGAAAGGAAGAATCACAACCGTAATGAGAATTACGGCGATGAGCCAACCGACGAATTGCGTTTGCCAGCCGGAAAACGGATGGAACGTCTGACAATTTATCTTTAAGATAAATTGGCGTTACGTCGACACCTGAATTGTAATGACTCCCACAGCTTTCTCGGAAAGTTGAGTCATAATGACTCTTCTTCCGATTTACTGTGAAACCGTAAAAGTCACTCATTTCAGCAAAAAGTTCTAGGCACGTAATGGGAATAATTACATCATCCCCATAAACGCTAATACAAGAATCTTCGGTTGAAGATAATTGTAAATATTCCATGCAACTAGAAGCAATTGCAAAGAATATTAGGGTTTCCAATTCGAAGGTGAACGCATTCCCCATACTGGAGAATTTGTGCCAACGAGTAGGGACCCCGTCTAGAACACCATATTGAGACCGACATTTATCTAGCAAGAAGTGCCAAGGAGCGGGAAGTATGCTCCGAACCACCTCCGAAGAGATAGAATCGCTTGCAGAAGAAAAATCAATGGTAGCAAGAGTCTGGGTTTTACTTCCAGACCAAGCAAGCCGCTGATTCCTCGACTGATAGCGAAGGTCGATCCCAAACCTAAGAAGACGTTGCCGCATCATCGAGCCAATAGCTTTTTGAAACCAGAGATTAATACCTGGTTCAATTGCTATGACCCTGTCTGTGGTCGCATCCTTAGGAACAGTGACAACTTTATTCCCTACTTGAAAAGTGGGATAATTTCCACTTGATAAGATATGAGTGAACCAAAGGGGATATTCCCCAGTAAGAACACTCGAGGGAATTAAGTCGTACAGATCTCGCGTTATCCCAGTTTCACACTGGAATTTATTGGTAGAGCTGGAGTCACGTGCCTTTATTAAGGTCGTTGCTCCAGGACCCCAATTGGCGAAACTGAACAACTCTTGAAGATCAAGCTCGCCTAAGATCCTTTCAACTTTACGAATGACTGCGTTATGCAGCCAGACGGCATGGCCCTTGTATTTAGGGTCGGCGGAAAGGTGTCTGAAACGAGCATTGGTTTGCTTACACAGAAGCTCAAATTCTAAGAACTTCTGCATTGCTACTTCTTTCACGTCATAGTCCAGAGAAAAATCTCTGTATTTTGACAAGAACTTAGTGGCAGCGTAAGCATCGCGGAACTCATGTGGTTTTAAATACATGAGTGGATCGCACTCTAGCTTAACAAGCTGTCCAAACTCTTCATTTCTGAAGAGGATAGCAACCGTTAGGCTCCGAGGGCAATTTAGCGCTTCAAGATAGTCCAGAATCGCACCAGGAGTTAACTCTGGTGGTACGCGGTAGGTTCTCAAATCCGAAAGGATTCGGGAACCATGCTTCGGAAAAGACATGGTATCCTCCTAGAGTTATGAAGCCTCTAGTCTCTCTAACCCATTTTAACTGACTTTCGTCAATTATCTAGGTCAGAAGGGCTGGTCATTCACGGTAATAGCGCCAATGAGTGGCGAACCCGACACATCAGTCGGGACGTCATCACTAGCGTTAATAGTCGTGATGAAGAACGAACGAACCAAGCTGAGAAAAATGTTCCTCTCAGCAAGAGTAGAACGTTCCGGCAACATAAACTCCATTACAGCTTGACAGGTATAGGCCACCGTCGGTGCCGGAATAAATCCGGTCGGCGTTGAACCAGTAACTGTTTCAGCGGTAGGGAGGACCACCTTCGCCGTCACCTTGTACATCCGGCTCGCCTTAGTAGGCGGACGGACGGACATGGAGAAAGCAGGATAGAGAAGAGCAATACCACCGCTCCGATCTACCCAACGCGCAACACCGGGGAGTATAAACCCCTCGGGGTCATACGTCTTATCAACTCCAACGGTAGCAGAGGTCGTTCTGACCGTGCCACCGAGGATTGTCGACGCTTTGATGGCTGCAATAGCAGACATATTGACAACTCCTTGATTTCAATCAAAGTAGTGCATCAGCCTTATCTACGAAAAGCTCCTCTGAGTAGGGCCAAAGCATTAGCAGCATGGGTAACCGAAAATGGATTTTTGAGCGTTGGAAAAGACAAGGTAGGGAGAGCATTA